CCGGTAGTAAAGACGGATGATGCCGTGAGCGAACGCCATCACATCAGCGCGGGTACCACCCAGCAGACCAGCGTTAAGCATCACATCGTTGCGGTGCGCTTCGATGAACTCCTGATAGATACGCTCAGGATGATTCTGCTTTGCCCAGGTGTCGGCGTAGGTCTTCGGTTCAGACCCGACATAAACCTTGCCTGGCTGCATTTCTTCCCACGGCGCGCGAAGCATTTCGACATCGGTACCATCGGTACACCAGACGAACCGGTATTCAGGGTGATCGCGCAGATGCTGCCAGATATGCAGCCAACGCCTGAAGTAGACATTCATCTTCACGTCAGGAACGCGATACAGCTCAACGTCTGCCGGTGCCGTCTGTAGTTCATCCACCAGCGCGATACGGCCACAATTTCGAAGCGAGGCAGCCCACTTGATAATCATGTCAGGCGAGGCCGTCAGTTTGGTACCGCGCTGTGGGTCAGGCTGGCTGGTAAGCAACGTTGTGATTACCACGTTGCACTCAGAACGATATTCGGCATAGCCTGTATATCCTGAATCCCGGCGCTGCCCATAAATCACAGCGTTCTTTTTATCTAGCGCTTCACGTTCAGGCCTCGGTATGCTGCGCGCGCCTTCTTCGTACTCGTCCATTGAGTGAATCAACTTTTCAGACCCAACCACATCAGCGAACGCCCACGACGTTAAACCAGCATTATGAATGCGTAACGCCAGATCAGGATGCTCGTACATGCCGCGGCCGTATACTGGGTCGAAACCGCCAACCTTATCGATAGCGCTGCGGTGGTAATAAAGCATCACACCGCGCTGCCCGGAGTAAGCAATATGCTTATCATCCCGGTACAGAACGGTCATATCGTTTATCTTTCGGGGACCAGCCAGATCGAGGAACTGGTAAGCCAGATGAGGCTCAGGTGATTCGATGTAGGGAAGATGCCAGTTATCGGCTATGGCATACGCATCGTCATCCCACAAAAATAAATGTTCGCATCCTGAGTCCATAAGGCATTCAAGGCTGGCATTTTTCGATACGACAATTCCACATGGCTTATCGTGCCGGATTAAATTGCACCACTCCGGCACTTTTGCTGGAGGGTTTGAACCGTCATCAATGACGAATACAACTGCACCGGCAGGTAAATGTTTACGATGTTGCTCAAGAGTATTTGCGAGTACCTGCGGCCTATTATGTGTAGTTATCGCGATCCCGATTTTATTGTGAGAAACGCTATCGGCGCGGACATAAGGAACCCCATCAACAATGACGTCCATTATTTTCCCTCAAATTCGTATCGTGCTTTCTCAACCGCAGCCGTTGCTTCGGATAATGTCTCAAATTCCTTTTGGAAAATGATATCGCCATTTCTCGTCAGTCTTGCCCTGTACTTACCGCTTTCCCTGATTGAGACGCCAATCACACCAGTCGAGCTCACAGGCTTTATTCGATTCCAGATATTTACTGTATGCGTTACCACTCTTAGGTGTTTTGGGTTGACACACTTTCGGTTATGGCAGGTGTGATCAAGTTCAAAACCATCAGGAACATTCTTGACCAGTAGTTCATAACTGGCTTTGTGTGCCAGGGTCATAACTCCTTTGTGCTTGAACATTCCATAACCGTCTGGATTTATGTATGCAAGCCAATTCCAGCATCCGGTTGAGTCATCAACCATATACTTGCTTCTCAGTCTATCAATTGGTGATTTTGCTTCTATGGATCCGGTTTTATAGAGTCGCAGATAATGCATCTGGCACATGCCTTTGCAATGCGCTGGCCGTTCACATGAATTAACGGAACAGGTTTTTCCTGCATTTCTAACAATTCCGCTCATCGGAATTACCTTTAAGTGATGAACCTTGTCGCACAGGAAATCCGGCCCTCAGAAGGCTCCGATGCCAGCCGGTTCCTCAAGGGTCATCCTGAAAGGTTCTGAGTAAAATGTGCGCGTGCGATGCGCTTAAGGTGATTTATGGAGAAAACGAACCTGCTTCAAATTTCCAAATAAGAACTCATTAATATCAATGTATAAAAATCCGCGAAGATGTATTTTAAATCGCCAAACACTAATAATCAGAGGAATCAAAATGCCTGAACTCGTCGATCCAACAGACTCGTTGAATAGTTTTCAGCACGCTTTATCCAATGGCCTAATTAGACTCTCAGCATGTGTAGTTCACCCTGAAATGAATGTGCTTTTGGACGATGCCGATGGCACGCCAAGGATTACTTACGCTTTCGTTCATGGAGAAATTGTCAAAGGTGTTGCCTTATACGTCCCAGCAGACCCATTTGAAGGTAAGCCTTGTTTTGGCGTGGGTTATGCCGTAGCTGATGACTTCAAAAGGCAGGGAGTAGCCACTAAACTTCTAAAAGCCAGCATCGAAGAAATGCAGTATGGCTTCAGAAACTCTTTCAGCGAATTCTACATAGAGGCTATCGTGGGCGTAGATAATCAGGCATCTAACAAACTAGCTTCGAAAGTAATATCTGCTACGCCTAAGCCAGGGAAAGACTCTCACTCTGGTAAGCCTATCAATCAGTACATGAAGCTTTTCAGCACCACAAAGTAATTCTATTCGGGCGCATTTCACTGCGCCCTTTTCTTTCCGCAGTTCGCCTGCCACGCTTTGTTATGCGCCAGGATGTCTTTCTTCGTCTGGCGATCCAGCACATCCCAGTCGTGATCCGTTCCGTAGATGGGTTTAACCCAGTCGCAAGCCGTGTCCACTACCTCAACCCTTACGGGTCCAGTTGTTCCGCAGCTCGCGATCAACATCGTCGCCAGGCATATGGTTAACAGTCTGCTGTACATTGCTGGCCTCTTTCGTTGCTTCAACACGGCGTTCGGCTACTGACTCAATGGCTGCGGCCTTTTCTTCTGTGCGCTGCCGGTCTGCTTTTTCTTCAGCCTGTTCACGCCCGCGAAAACGGCCCACACCAAACGCACCAAGCACCATCAGGATCGCAACTCCGATTGCCGCCAGTACAGATTTAAGTGTCGTCATAGGCTCACCCGCTCGCGCATCCAGCCATAAACGAATGATTCGTTAGCCGACCGCTGCTCTGCCAGCTCAAGATAACGCTGGCCCTGGCTACAGTTCAGTGCGCGAAGCAATACGATTTCCCCTTCTCCGCCTCGTTTCGCCAGGAAGGACTTCAGCGCGCTGATGCTACGCGGCCCGATCTGGCCATCGGCGATCAGATCCGGATAGAACTGCTGCTGGTTATTGAAAACGTTCAGCCAGCGCTGGAACCATTTAACCTGCACCGATGGCCCCATGTTCACCCCGGTATCGCAAAGTTCGGCGGCAATGGAAGGGGATACTTCTGCCACCTGGTCAAAGCGAGGGCCATACCAGTAATCAGACTCAAGGATCGCCAGAGCCTGATCACGTGTAAGGTTTCGCATATCACCGGTATAACCATGCGCTCGGGCGGTTGCCTGAGTAATTCCCCAGTTCGTTGGGCCGCCCTTATCGTTCGGGTGATCAACATAACCACCCTCTTTGCCGAGGATGGTGTTAAAGATATCGTCTTTGGTCATGGCTATTCCGTAATGACGACCTTCGCCAGGTTCCCGCGAGCCAGCCACACCGCCATGCAGATGACGGAGTTAAGCAGCAGATCGCCGAGGTTAACCTGAACGTAGTGGCCGAGCAGAATGTTGAAGGCATTGAATCCGGCGGCAAGGATGACCAGATAGGCCAGTACCGCGACACTCAGGCGATGACGCTTTCCCTCTTTCCGGAAAAACATCAGCCTGACCATGATTAACAGGCAAACTATGGCGTTTGCATCCATCAGAAGAAGCTGCCATGTCATTTATCTTCCTCCCCCAGCCCCGGCATCTTCCCGCTTTTGGATTTGCGGAGAATGCGCAGCAGGACTGCCACGGAAATGGAAGCAGTGACAATTGCACCGACAGCTGGCGATACCTCAATGCTGGCCGGTGGCTTCATCAGGCTTAACGGCGTGTTGATGATTCCGGCCATGATTTTCGCCATGGGTACGGAGAAGAACACGCCACTGATAAACGATATCAGCGCAAAGATAGCCTGCTTCCAGAGTTGATGGGGATCTGAGGTCAGAACGTATAGCGCCGTTCCGGCGAGTGATCCGAGCATCACTGCTGGAGTCGCCTCCGGAAACAGCGTGGCAAAGGTTACACCGACTGATGACGATGTAAGACCAACGCCTACGATAGTGAAGGTCTCAGACATATTTATTCCGTGTGTAGTTGGTTCAGGCCCTAGGGACGATTTAACAAGTAGGCATGTCTATGATGGTTCCCGAGCCTGAAAATAAAAAAGCCAGCGACAGGCTGGCAATGTGAGGGTAAGGCAATGTCGGCTCTCTGGCCGAAGGGTCCCAGGTAGTGGGTTCTGGTGCCGGGCAAAGGAATCGAACCTCTGACGCGCAGCTTACAAGGCTGCCGTTCTGCCACTGAACTAGACCGGCGAATTTGGAGCATCTGGCGGGGATCGAACCCGCATCTTCTGGTTGGAAGCCAGACGTAATTCCCAAACTACGACAGATGCAGAATTGGCGGGACAGGAAGGATTCGAACCTTCGACCATTCGGTTAACAGCCGAACGCACAACCGCTGTGCTTCTGACCCTGAAATAAAAAAACCCGCAACGTGGCGGGCTTTTCGAAGTTAATTATCTACAGGCGTTATACTCCATAATCAGAAGCATACAGGACAGTTTTATGCAAAGTCAACACTAACGTGCAAAAAAGTGTCGCCATTTGTTCCGATCACATTAATAAGTTGTTGCCTTCTCAAATTCTACTGCCGCGTGACGCTCCCCCTGGCGCAGCGTGTCCACCAGCATTTCATAAAAGGGTTTCCAGTTGCGTGACCATGAGGACTGATGGAGGTCCGGGAGACGCTTCACAATGGCACGGTGTACCGTCGCCGAGGAGATAGCTGAGAAGCCATTACCAGAGCAACGTTCACACGTTTTGAAAACCGGTGCGCCACGTTCTTTGGTCGCTTTGCGATCCAGCACTTCACCTTTACCGCCGCATCTGCACCGCGCAAGGATTACCTTTTTCCCTCCGCAGGTTTCGCAAACCCTTTTCACCAGCTCATTTTTAATCTTCGGGGCCACCACTTCGGCACCGTCAGCGTCGAAGATGCCAGGGTATTTAATTACATCTTCATGCCCGGAGATAAATCCGGTACCGCAACAGCTGTGACAGGTCACGCTGGTGGCGGCCGAACGGGAGTAATCAGCAAAGGCAAACTGCGCCAGCATCTGCATGCACCATCCAAAATGCCCACCAGCTGCTTTTCGAACATTCTTTGGTGCCGTTTCCATCGCGTAACGAGCCAGCGCCTGAACTGCGAGCTGTTCATCTGTTTTGCTGATGCCGGCCTTGCCGAAGAAAGCAGCCAGGCCGAAGCGCGCTCGGCTGCTGGTGGTACCAATCGCCGCCATAACATCAGTGCCGGTGAGACGATGCGGAGAGGTTCCTTTCACGTCGTCGCTGATGTGCATACCCTGAGGGCTAAAGTGTTTTAGTGATGCTTCAAGTTCCATATCTCAAACCCTCGTTACGTTGCTGGCTTCCCACTCGAGATCAAGCTCGCTTTGCGGCTTACCGACCAGGTAGTTAAATGGTTTTTTCTCGCCTTCCAGGAACTGGTGAGAGCGAGAGTCGAAATTAGCTCCGATGTCTCCGATCCACCCTTCGCCTTCTCGTTGCTTCAACAAACGAATCATTGAGGCGGGGAGATTGATCGCGGCCTGTTCGTCTTTGTCGAGGCTCTCATAACCCATACGATCCGCTTTTCTCTGCGCCAGCTCACGGGGAATGTTGCGCCAGACGGCCATAACGTTGTCGGGCATGTCGGTTAAGGCGCCAGTGCCTTTTACGTCCATCTTTCCGGTTGGAGCGGAGTCGTTTGTTTTTCTGGCGTGGGTAACCAGCAGGACGTGACAGTTATGCTCGTTCTTGAAGTCGCACAGCGTATCGATGAAGTCCTTCTGACCTGTGTAGTCTTCTTCGTCTAAGCCACATTTAGCCAGGTTATCTATGACGAACAGCTCAATGCCATAGCGGCGCCGGGCATAGGCAAAAATCTCAAGAAGCCGGTCTGCTTTGGCCGTTCCGGTAAGTTTGAATACCCAAAGGCGGTCAGAAAACCATTCGTTGGTCATAATGATTTCTTCACGTTTCGGTGAGGAAGTGCAGATGGTTTGCCGCGTGAGTCGGGCAAGCATTTTGCCTGGTTTAAGCTCCAGAGAAGCAATACACGTCCTGACGCCCTGACTCATCGCATCAATCGCGATATGTCCAACGAGCTCTGTTTTTCCATGTCCATTCACCCCATTGACGAGGGTCAGTTCACCGGCACGGAACTTAAAGTTGTTGTTCAGCGAAGCCCATGGGCTTGTAAACAGACCGGTATCCCGATGTTCGAATGCCTCGATAGTTTCCTGAAGCAAGTCCCCTGCTGAGCAAAGCTCATCGGGATCGAAGAATTTGGCGCGCTCCATGTATTCCAGAATGGAGTCGCTGTCCATGCCGTTCATCAGGCAATCGTTGATATCTTTGTGGGGAAGTTCAACCATGCGGCAACGATGTTCCCCAAGACGTCTGGCGATTTCTTTTGCAGCTTCACGGCCTACATCGTCGTTGTCCAGGCACAGCCAAATTTCCTGGAAGCGATCGAGGTTATGGTATTCATATTCAATCCACTGCTGTTTGGCACCCTTACCGCCGCCAAAGGGAACAGACAGGGCATCATAGCCAAGCTGCGTGAAGGTCATGCAGTCAATCTCCCCCTCGCACAGCACTACCAGGCGGGTATTTTTATCCAGCGCCTGCCAGCCAAACAGGCATGGTTCACAATCAGCTTCAGCCATAATTAGCTTTTTGCCGTTTGGCCGTTCGGTACCGATACGTTTTACCTGAAGCAGTTCTCCGTTCCGGATATACGGAAATGCCACGGCAGGCACCTCTCGGTTTTCGTCGTGGTACCAGACCACCGCATCTGTCACTTTAAAACGATCGGCCGTTTCACGGGTAATGCCACGTGAAGCAAGATAGTCGTAGCATTTGCTGGCCGATTTAACGCCCTTCTTCGTCGGGCGAGAGAACGTTTTTTTCTTCGCTTCGAAGTGGTGATCGTCATCTTTCAGGCCAAGAAACTCTTTCGCCTCTCGCATTGCATCGTGCAGTTGGCAATTACGCACCAGCACCCAGAGATCCAGCAGGTCACCACTGTCTCCGCTGGCAAAGTCAGCCCATGATTTTTTACCGCCGATATTGACCTTGAGGCTTTTGCCTGAGTCACCGTTCGTATTGCCAGCACACCACTCCTTCCCCTCCAGATGTCCTTTCGGAAGGAGAAACTTAGCGACGCGTTCAGCGTTATCCCATAGTTTTTCTGATAGTTCAGCTGGGCTCATAACTCACAAACTCCGTAAATCGAATTTAACAAAAAACCATCTCACAAATCCCTCGCACAGAACGCCGTGGTTATATCCGGCCACCAGCACACGCTTGAGGAGTATTTTCATGGGCGATACCCGCCACGGTTCATGCGATCGATCGCTGACTGATTGATAAACACTTCGGCAGAGCCGTCATCAGACTTTGCGTACCACTCGTAGCGGGACTGGTCTTGTCGGGTAGGGACTTTGTTTTCCTGGGTCTCTACCAGCCACGGTTCATCGAAATGTTTATCCGGCCCGAAGAACGTCGCCGCCTGCTTGACGAACGAAGTACCGATCTTTCCCTCAGAGGCCATGAAAGCTGCGTAGCGCTTAACCCCTTCCAGCATCGTCTCTGGTTTTACGCCCTGTTTAATACGTGCGTTCCAGGCTTTGAATGCGCTTAGCTTGTTATTTCCACCGCTACGTTTTGGGTATGCCTGCCAGGCTTCTTCAAATGCAGGAGAATAATCAGTTGAAGATTTCACTTTCGGTGTGTCGGCTTCAGCCGATGCACCAAGATATTTATTCTCTGTATTAATCTTCTGTGTAGTCTCCTGGTAATCTACTGTATGAATGGATGCGGAATTTCCACATGACTGCTCGTTGGTTTTCCCCATACCTGCATGCTGGTTTTCCGCATCACTGTTTGCGGAAATTCCGCATCCTTGTTTGTTGGTTTTCCCCATACCTGCATGCTGGTTTTCGCCGAGTAGAAGTTCTTCCAAGCGCTCCTGGTTTACTCTGAAATATAATTTTGCTGGGATGCCACGTTTTGCTTCTTCCAGTACGCCACAGGAAACCAGCTTTTTACGCGCTCCCTCTTGTTCGTAACGCGTTAATCCAGTCTCTTCTTCGAGATCTGACTGGGTTTTGTAGAACCAATTCCCTTCCATGCGGTTCTGCCAATAGACAATCTGTGACAATAGCAATGCACCTGTAATACCCACGCCAAGGCGAACGAAGGACCGTTGAAAGGCTATTGGACGATCAACGAGCTGTAAGAAATTGCTCACTCCCCAACCCTCCTGAAATAATTTTGAAACTTCCAGACTGGCTGCATGCATTCATGCGGATAATTCTGCCTGGTGAAGTACACCTGCTGTTTATCCCGATTCCAGCCGGTGACATGCACAATCACACCGCGCGGATCGCGATAATCGATATCCAATGGCTTAATTTGGTTTTCGGTAGTGATTGGGTGTGACATGTCACACCTCATTGCCCGGGTGCGGGAAAAGAGTCGGCAAATCAGGACGCAGTTCATGAGGCTTAACAACTCCATTAACTGCGTTTGAGACTGCCACTGCATGGACCGGAGAAACTTTCTTGATCCCCCTGACCCACTTCCAGACGGCCCCTTGCGTGACGCCAACCTTTTTAGCAAGCGAACTTTGACCACCAGCAACGTACACGGCTTTCGCCATTGGGGATTCAAAAACCTCATCAGTCATAACAAAGCCCTTAGTATTAATATTAAAGATATAAAATAATACCAAAGGAATAATTAATCAAGTATTATCCGCTTGCCATGGTTAATCCTGTGGTATTAAATATGCACAGAAATCGGAGATACTTAGATGAACACACTTGCAGAAAGACTGAGACTGGCGATGGCTCATGCCGGGGCTACTCAAAGTCAATTAGCGCATAGGGTTGGGGTAAGCCAGGGGGCCATACAAAAACTAACCTCAGGAAAAGCTCAGTCCAGCGGAAAAATCGTTGATATAGCTAAAGCACTGGATGTAGACCCCATATGGTTAAGCACTGGTGAAGGCAGTATGGGGCCAGCAAAAACTCCAGAACAAAGGATGTTTGGTATAGATCCATGGGATAAGCAAACCCCGCTTGAGGATGATGAGGTAGAGGTGCCTTACTTGAAGGATATCGAGTTCGCATGTGGAGATGGCAGCGCCCTAAATGATGATTACAATGGAAAAAAACTTAGATTTTCCAAAGCGACATTGCGAAAGGTGGGGGCTAATAGTGATGGTGATGGCGTTCTATGCTTTGCTGCACACGGAAATAGCATGGAACCGGTGATCGCTGATGGCTCTACTGTCGCCATAAACTGCCATGACAAGCGCATCGTTGATGGTAAAATTTACGGCATCAATCAAGGTGGATGGAAAAGATTAAAAATCCTCTACAGATCTGGGCCAGACAAGGTGACAATCAGAAGCTACAACTCTGATGAATACCCTGATGAAGAAGTAGACATGGATAGTCTTGAGGTTTTAGGAAGGCTGTTTTGGGTATCAACAATCTTTTGATCCGTTCCCAAAAAAGCACCAAGCCGACCATCGCGTCGGCTTTTTTATTACTCAAATAATCTGCAATAACAAATACATAAGAAAACCATTATTCTTTTTGTATTAATACCATTGACCTTCTATTAATACTTAAGTATTCTCATTTCATCGGCAAACAACGGAGCCAATGAGATGAACACAACCTCCCTACCAAACCCAGCGAACCAGGAATTTGATATCCACGCCAAGATCAAATCGGCAAATTCGCACTGGAGTTATTTACGAGCTGCTCAACCTCATCAGAATGATTTTGATTACGAATTTAACACCACTTTTATTGATGGTTTAGAATTCGCTATCTATGCGCGTAATGGCGATTATTTTGTTCTGGTTGATTTTTTTAAGTCATACAATGAAGCATGTAATGATGCTAAAAAAATCATTGATGAACATCCTGATATTAAAAAAATGGTCTCGACCATTTAACTAAATAATTAATTCAACCAATCTTTATTAACACCTTTACGGGTGAGGACAAACTCACCCCGAGGAAATGAAAATGCAAAATTCCGTCGCTATTAATCAGCCGATTAAAACGCCTCAAATGCTGTTCGGATCTGACAACGTTAATGACTTTGGCAACCGCGTTCAAAGCTGCCGGATGGAAGGTGATTCCATGCAGCCGACCATCGAACCATGTGAGGTTGTGGCTTTCGTTGATTGCGGTGGACTTGCGCTTACCTCTGGCATTTATGTGTACACAATGGATGCTTTCGGTCGCCCATGCCTTTTCATTAAGAGAATTGAGCCATTAGCTGATGGCTCATTAAAAATCATATCTGATAACCATCATTACGAAACTTTCACCCTTAATACCGATGAACAGAAAGAAATAAAAATTCACGGTCGGGTAGTCGCGTCTTTGGCTGTGAGGCGCTTCGTATGACTTTCATCAAGGATAAAACGGCATACAGAACAGCGTGCCTTTATGCGGCCTGCGGTTACGAGGTAATCGCTCGTCTTTATCTTAAAAAAGCATATGGTCGGTAATTATGAGCTTATCAAAAAGGCAAGACATTCAGGTTGTGAATATCAAAGCCGAGCAACTGGCTGGTTTATCGCAAACTTTATTTGAATACCACGACAAGCTGGACCATTTCCAACTCAAAACTATTTGCTCTCTTGTTTATGACCTTGCTGGCGAAATTCATGATTGGACCGAAAAAGAAGAGGAAATTGTTATGAGCTTAGAGGAGGAGGAGCGCCGCAATGGATAATTTAATCAACACCTATCGACGCAGAATTTTAAAGGCAGCGTTATTACGCCATCAGCGTAAAACAGGCAGTAACTGTCTTGTTATTAAACTAAATAAAGGCGGTATTAACACGGTCGAGTTAACAGAGATTCTTCTCGATGGATTATTACGAAAATTCGAAAGGCTTGCGATCAGTGAGTACGGGAGTGTCGAAGGCATAAAAGCTATTAAGGGAATTTACAGCAGCGCTGTTGATGTTAATGGCAGCGGTGAATTCCTTACGGATTGCGGGAAGGAATTAATCGACGAGCTCATTTCTGAGCTGGTTGAGTTCGTCAAAAAACAAAAAGTGGAGGCTCCGAAAACGGAGGGTAATGAAATGGGGAGGATCTGGTGGCACTGACAGCGATACGAATTCCTGAGTGGGTTCACCTCAAAGCGGTACACGTTTTAAGCCAGTTCAGGGCAAGGCGCATTCACCCCTGCCGAATGCACGGCTCGGGGAATTTGAGCCTCAAAGTTAACCATCGCTGGCGGATACTATCCCGCGATGGCGGAAAGAACTGGGAAGTAATGAGTCACGAACGATACAGCAAAGTTAAGGACCGGAAATGAACGATAAACGCACCGTAAGCATGATTGACCTGGCATTACAGAAACACGATACGCCAGTTGGCCCACTGTTCGTGGCAGTACGCCACGGTCGTATCAAAAAATGCTTCACGCGAGATACGGCGATCCGCTATCTGGCTTTCTTCATGACCACCGAGGCTTTTGAGCGTTCAGGTTTTCCGCAGCGTCACCCGCGAGTACGTATTGATCGCGATGATATGGAGGTATGGCGAGACGGGGAAACAAAGGCTGAGTATCTGGCCGCCCACCAGCGTTGTGTTTGCCGTCTGCGTCGCATCCTGGCGCGCAAGCGAGAAATGGAGAAATGGTGTGAGAAATGGGACGCGATGCACGACCGCTACGTGAAAGATGTCGAGGCCCTGCAGGCCATCAAGCCGAAAGGAGTTCAGTGATGGTTAATTCAGCTTTTACGCCGGAGCCGACATCAACAGGCATCCGTTTTGGTAACCGCGTCATTGGTTATTCCGTCGCGGTTCGCCAGCTCGACAATGGCAACTATGACAAACGAATTCCGGATGGATTAGATCTGCTGGCTTGCATCATGGAAGCGATTGAAAGCGGCTGGTTTACCCCGGGCATCGAGAGAGAAATCATCATTTGGCGCTGGATGCTTGTTGCTGTCTTCATTACCGAGGAGCAGGAAAAGAACGGCACGATTGAGGTTGCCAACGATTCTGGAGGATTTGACACCGCAGTTATCTACTCCGGACAGCACGGTTCAATCAGTGTTTATCCTGCGCCAGAGCGGTTCGCACTCGCAAGCCATGTGGAAGGGTTGGCCATTGAGAAATACGGTCAGGAACTCGGCCAGCAGATGGCACTGCGCATGTACCGGGACATGTTAGATACGGACGATGAGAACGGGCTTCGACTCTCAAAAATGGGGCGGGAGGGTTTTAATCTCCTGCATGACAGCTTCATTGAACAGATTCAGAAAGAAGCTATGCCTGACATGCCGGTTATGCACTGAGGAGGACGAAAATGAACACTGTAACGATCAATAACAAACAGCTGCCGGCAGTCGAATATCGCGGTCAGCGAGTTGTGACGCTGGCGATGATTGATGAAGTCCACCAGCGACCGGAAGGAACCGCTCGTGCTGCGTTTAACCGCAACCGTTCTCACTTTATCGAAGGGGTGGATTTTCTTGAAATGACTGCGGACGTAATACGTACGGAGTCACTTTCTGATGCCTTTGCCGCGCGCACTGCCAAAGGAATCATTCTTTTCGAGTCTGGTTACCTGATGTTGACGAAGCCATTTAACGATGATCTTGCCTGGCAGGTTCAGCGTGAGCTGGTTAACAGCTATTTCCGCACTCGCGCGCCGCTGACGGAAATTGAGATGATCGCAGCGATGGCCGCCGACGCCGTTCGCCAGCAGAAGCGCCTTAATCATGTTGAAGAGCAGATCGAAACTGTCACAGAAGCTGTGGAGAACATCAAACGCGGGACCATGCGCGCCGGATATGTCGGTTACCGCCAGGTAGTTGCTCAAAGCGGAATGAGTGACGCTAAGTGCCGGAATTTGGTCAATGCCTACCGCATCCCGACAGACACGCACGAATTTATGACTCCAGATGGGCTGTTGTCACGTAGGGCTATTGTCGAACTGGAGCCGTTTATGGCCGCATTTCGCCAGATGATGTCAGAAGCTGAACCGCGCGGCACCCGCTGGTATCACCCTAAAATGGGCCTGTTCCAGGCGATTGGGTGGGAGGGTTAAGAATGCACAAATTCTTCGTGGAGACAGACAACCTGAACACTATCAGCGATTGCCTGCAGCAGCTTGTTAACGCAGAAGAAGCGCAGCTCAGTATTGAAGAGCAACTGGCGAGATCGAACAGCAGTAGTGACTGGAGTACATGGCGCAAAAAGGCTGAGAACGCTCTGCGGCTGATCAAAGGGAAGCGTCGCATCATCACAGCCCGTCTGGCAGTCCTGCGTCATGAGGAAAAAGAACGCAACATGGATCTGCACCAGCAGCACAACGACTTCCTGGTTCAGGCTCTGCGCGAAATTGTAACGCCCTCCTCTTTTGCGCGTTGCGTGCGTCTGGCTAAAGAGAAAATGGAGGAGATCCATGCAAACCAGTGCTGAAATCGTTCTTCTGGTGCCGAATGACTGGGTTAGCGAAAAGGTTCTGATTGCGGTTACCGGGCTCAAGCCCGGAACCATCACCCGCGCCAGAAAAGAATCCTGGATGCTGGGCCGCGAGTACCTGCACATTTCACCAGATGGTAATCCCAAGCCTTCGAGCGAATGCATGTACAACAGGAAAGCCGTTGATCAGTGGATCGAGGCACAGAAAAAAAATCAACCAGGTGCGAAGACAGCATGAAAAGCAGTACACTCGTCCACGCTCCTGGACGTCAGGAGGGATCAATGACTAATGCATCATACCCGACAGGCGTCGAAAACCACGGCGGTTCGCTCCGCATCTGGTTTCTGTATAAAGGTAAACGTGTCAGGGAAAACCTCGGTGTCCCTGACACTGCAAAAAATCGCAAAATAGCTGGTGAGCTGCGTTCTTCGGTTTGTTTTGCGATAAGGATGGGGAATTTTAACTATGCAGAAAAATTCCCAAACTCACCGAACCTTGCCCGGTTCGGTCAGGATAGAAAGGAAATTACTGTGCTGGAGCTTACCGAAAGATGGTCAGAGCTGAAGAGAATGGAGATCAGTTCTAATACCATGAGTAGGTACGAATCCATCATAAAAAACATGCTTCCGCGCATCGGCGAAAATAAAATGGTTTCTGCGGTTACCACTGAAGATTTGCTGTATGTCAGGAAGGAGTTGCTGACGGGCTTCCATGTAATGAAGAAGGATCACCGGACACAGGTAAAAGGCCGGAAGTCTTCCACGGTGAATAATTACATGATGCTGATGGCCGAGATCTTCCAGTTTGGAGCTGATAACGGCTACGCAAAGGAAAACCCGTTTAGCGGAATTAACCGTCTCAGGAAGGCAAAAGACGAACCAGATCCACTCACGACAGACGAGTTCATCAGGTTCATTCAGGCATGCGGCCACCAGCAGATGCGAAATCTCTGGACCGTCGCCGTTTATACTGGAATGAGGCATGGGGAATTATGTGGTCTTGCATGGGAAGACATCGATCTCACCGCGGGAACCATTACGGTTAAGCGTAACCTTACCCAAACGTATGAGTTCACCCTGCCAAAAACCGAGGCAGGCACTGACAGGGTGATTTATCTCATACAACCAGCTATTGATGCCCTCAGGAATCAGGCCCAACTGACGCGCCTTGGCCGGCAGCATGAGGTTGAAGTGAATTTGCGTGAATATGGCCAGTCAGTCATACATCCATGCACTTTCGTTTTCAGCCCTCAATGCGTCAAGCGTGGGCCACGAAGAGGATATCATTACGCGGTTAATTCGATTAATAAAATTTGGGGCCCGATAATCAAGCGCGCCGGTATACGGTACCGCAACGCGTATCAGTCACGGCATACCTATGCGTGCTGGTCATTGTCAGCCGGGGCGAACCCAAATTTTATAGCAACTCAGATGGGGCATACCGATGCACAGATGGTTTACAAGGTGTATGGAAAGTGGATGTCAGAGAAGAGCGGCGAACAGGTTACTCTACTCAACAAGGCGCTTTCACACATTGCCCCATCGCTGCCCCAAAGCATGATAGCAGCGCAGTAGAAAACCTTAAATTCAAGTGGTTAGCACCCCTGTTGCTACATTTTTATAACACGGGGCACGAAATGCGCTCGACCATAAAGTGTGCTTATGTTGTGATCGGGGTTCAATAAATCACTAAACAGGGTATACTCCGGAGTTGTTTATTGTACTAAACGCTCCCGTGAGAGGATGCTACAGCGCACCTATGACTCAATTCGCTTCTCCGGTTCTGCATACGTTGCTGGATACCGACGCGTACAAGCTGCATATGCAGCAAGCCGTGTTTCACCACTATCATGATGTTCATGTTGCGGCGGAATTTCGCTGCCGGGGTGACGACTTGCTGGGTATCTACGCAGATTCCATTCGTGAACAGGTCGATGCCATGCAGCATCTGGCGCTCACCGATGACGAATATCAGTGGCTTTCAGGCCTGCCTTTCTTTAAAGCGGACTATCTGAACTGGCTGCGTGAGTTCCGCTATAAGCCGGAACAGGTCACCGTCACCAATGATAACGGCAAGCTGGACATTCGTCTGACCGGCCCGTGGCGCGAAGTGATCATGTGGGAAGTGCCGCTTCTGGCCGTGATCAGCGAGCTGGCCCACCGCTATCGCTCCCCTGAAACCGGTGTAACGCAGGCGGTTGCCGCTCTGGAGAATAAACTCGTTGAGTTTTCCAGACTGACAGAAGGGCTGGATATGTCCCGCTTCCGTCTGATGGACTTTGGCACGCGCCGCCGCTTCTCTCGCGAGGTTCAGGAAGCCATTGTCAGACGTCTGCAACAGGAGCCGTGGTTCGTTGGCACCAGTAACTACGATCTGGCGCGTCGCCTTGATTTAACGCCGATGGGTACCCAGGCGCACGAATGGTTCCAGGCGCACCAGCAGATCAGCCCTGACCTTGCCAACAGCCAGCGCGCCGCCCTCGCCGCGTGGCTTGAGGAATACCCGGATCGGCTGGGTATTGCCCTTACCGACTGCATTACCATGGACGCGTTCCTGCGCGACTTTGGCCCTGAGTTTGCCGAACGCTACCAGGGTTTGCGCCATGATTCCGGGGACCCGGTTGAATGGGGTGAGAAAGCCATCGCCCATTACGAAAAACTGGGTATCGATCCCATGAGTAAGGTGCTGGTCTTCTCCGATAACCTTGACCTGGCGAAAGCCGTCGACCTTTATCGCCACTTCTCATCGCGGGTGAACCTGAGTTTCGGAATTGGTACGCGCTTAACCTGTGATATCCCCCAGGTGAAACCGCTGAACATCGTCATAAAGCTAGTGGAATGTAACGGTAAGCCGGTCGCGAAGCTCTCCGACAGCCCTGGCAAAACCATCTGCCATGACAAAGCGTTTGTCCGCGCATTACGTAAAGCCTTCGATCTGCCTCAGGTTAAAAAAGCCAGTTAA